TATGTTGGTGGTTCAACAGTATTTAGATTATCAGTAATATCACCTAATAGAGGTGCAGTTTTAGGTAGAACTGTTTGTCAAGATAATCGTAGAGTATTCTTTTATGCAGACGATGGTTTTTTTGAAATTAATGGCGATCAAGTAATTTCTATTGGTGCAGAAAAAGTAAATAGATTTTTTGATGTAGATTTAAACAAAGCATTTAGTGATAGAATTTGTGCAGCAGTTGATCCATTTAATCAACTTGCTATGTGGTTATATCCATCAGCTTCTAATACTGCCAATACAACTGGTATATGTGATAAAGTAATTATTTATAATTATGCTACACAAAAATGGTCAACAGCAGATACAAATGCTAGTACAATATTTTCACAGTTTGTAGGTGCTTATACTGTAGAATTAATGGATATTATTTCTGAAAACCTAGATGCTATCAATATTGCATTAGATACAGATTTTTGGAATGGTGGTCAGTTATATTTAGGTGCTATAGATAGTGATTTTAAAGCTGCTATATTTTCAGGTACAGAAAATGAAGGAACTATAGAAACTAGAGAATTAGAGTTGTTTCCAGGACATAGAAGTAGTATAACAAATGTTAGACCAATTGTTGATGCTACATCTACTGTTACTATTAAAAGCAGAGAAAGATTAGCAGATACAGCTACAGAATCTTCATCATCTACTATGGTTACAAGTGGTGATAATCCAGTAAGACAATCTGGTAGATATTTTAAAATTAAAATAACAACACCTACTGGTTCAGTTTGGACTAATGCACAAGGAGTTGATATAAATGCAACAAGAATTGGATTGAGATGACAGAAAAAACTGATATAGATAATGTTAGATATAGTTTTGAAACTCAAGAGTTCTTTCAAAGACAAATTGAAGAAGCTATTAATACATTAATTAATGATCGTAACAAAGAAAGTAATAAGGCTTTCGCATGGTTTATAGGAGAATAGATGCCAACTAATATAAAAGATTATTCAACAACACAAGCTAGTAACACATCACTTAATGGTATTTCAACAGCAGAAGGAATGTTACCTTCTAATCTAAACAATGCAATTAGAGCATTGATGAAAAATACTAGAGATTGGTTTAATGATGCACAATGGATTGAATATGGTGATGGTGATGGTGCTTACACAGCAGCTTACGCATCAAGTACATCTTTTACTATTGCAGGTGTAGATGTAACTTCAATTTATCATGCAGGTAGAAGAATAAAAATAACTGCATCAACACCAGGAACAATTTTTGGAACTATTGCTAGTTCATCATTTTCAACAAATACAACAGTCAATGTAACTTTTGATAGTGGTTCACTTGCTAATGAAGCAATCACTCATGTTTATATTGGTGCTTTATCAAAAACAAATTCATCTATACCAACAGAAATTATTGGTACAACAAATATAAGTGATAGTGCTATTACAACTGCAAAGATTGCAGCAGATGCTGTTAATGGAACTAAAATTGCAGATGATAGTATAAATTCAGAACACTATGTAGATGGTTCAATAGACACAGCTCATATTGCAGATGCACAAATCACTACTGCTAAAATTACAGATGCAAATGTTACAACAGCTAAAATTGCTGCTGATGCAATAGATGGTACAAAAATAGCTGATGATAGTATTAACTCTGAACATTATGTTGATGGTAGTATAGATACTGCACACATTGCAGACTCTCAAATTACAACTGCAAAAATTGCAGACTCACAAATTACTTCTGCTAAAATAACAGATGGTGCTATTGTTAATGCCGACATTAATGCTAGTGCTGCTATTGATGCTACAAAAATACATGATGGCACAATTTCAAATACAGAGTTTGGTTTTTTAAATGGTGTTAGTTCAAATATTCAAACACAACTAGATGCTAAAGGTGCATCAAATGCAAATTTAAATACTATAGGTGGTTTATCAAATTCAGATGGTAATTTTATAGTTGGTAGTGGTTCAACATGGGTAGCAGAGGCAGGTTCAACTGCTAGAGCATCACTAGGACTAGGAACTATATCAACTCAAGCTGCAAATAGTGTAGCAATATCTGGTGGTACAATTACAGGTCTTGGCGCACCTTCTTCAGGATCAGATGCAGCAACTAAAACTTATGTTGATGATTTGGTTACAGGATTAAAAACAAGAATTATTACAAGAGTAGCAACAACAGCAAATATTAATTTATCAAATGCTTTAGAAAATGGTGATACACTAGATGGTATTACACTTGCTACAGGAAATAAAGTTTTAGTAAAAAGTCAAACAGATGCTACTGAAAATGGTATTTATAATGTTGTAGCTTCAGGTACTGCTACAAGAGATACAGATTATGATACAGTTGCAGAACTAGCAGGACAATTAGTTATTGTTCAAGAAGGTTCAACTAATGCAGATAAAATATTTTTATGTACTACTGATAACTCTGGTTCTATTGGTTCAGTAAATATTGTATTTACAGTTGTTGAACCATCAAATGTTGGAGATGTAACATTAAATGGTGTTCAAACATTAACAAACAAAACTTTAACTTCTCCAGTTATATCAGATATAGTATCTGTATCTAATGGTAATATATCTGTATTACCTAATGGTTCAGGTAAAGTTTTATTAGATGGTAATGGTTCTTCAGGTGGTGTTGCTGTTACAGATGGTTTAGTAGAAATTAAAACAGGAACTGGTAGTGTTGCTAAAGTTAAATTTTATTGTGAGTCATCAAATGCTCATGCTCAAACACTACAAGCAGCTCCACATTCAGCAGCAAGTTCAGCAGTTTTAACATTACCAACTGCTACAGGAACTTTAATTGGAACTGGTGATACAGGAACTTTACCATTAGTAGCTATTGATATTGATGGTGGAAGTGATATAGGTGCAGACTTGACTACATCTGATTTAATTGTAGTAGATGATGGTGCAGGTGGTACTAACAAAAAAGCAGCTTTATCAAGAGTTGTAACATTAATGACTAATCAAGGATTTACTACAGACGATCCAACAGCTTTAGCGATTGCTCTTGGGTAATAAATAGGAGGATATAAATGGCAAATACTTTTAAAGTAAAAACAAATGCAGCAATGCCAAGTTCGGCTGGTACAGCTTTGACTTTATATACAGTTCCTTCTTCAACAACAACTGTTGTTGTTGGACTTACACTTTGTAATGTTCATACATCAGCAGTAACTGCAACAGTAAAGATTGAATCTGATACTTCTGATACTGAAACAAATGAAAATGTTACAGTTGTAAAAGATGCAAGTATTCCAGCAGGTAGTTCTTTAGAACTTTTATCTGGTGGAAAATATGTTTTGCAAACTACAGATGTTGTTAAGATTGATTGTTCTGTTTCGGCTAAAATTGATGCAACTTTGTCAATCATGGAGATAACATAGGATGAGTTATATTGGTAAAGAACCAGCAGATAGTTTTATTAGTTTTGCAAAGCAAGACTTTAGTACAAGTGCAACTACTTCATACACATTAGATAACGCAGTTACTAATGAAAATGAATTAGCACTTTTTATAAACTTTGTAAGACAAGAACCAACAACTGCATATACTGCTAGTGGTACAACTTTAACATTAACATCTGCAACAGCTAGTGGTGATGATATGTATTGTGTATATCTTGGACAAGCAAAACAAACTGTAAATGCACCTGATGGTTCTGTTGGAAATTCACAAGTAGTAGCATCTATAATTACTGGTCAAACTGCTTTAGCATCTGAACCAGATGATACAGATGAGTTTTTAGTATCAGATGCTGGAGTTTTAAAACGATTAGACTATAGTTTAATTAAAGCAAGTGGTATTGAAGAAATAGATATGTGGAGAATTACATCATCCTATACTTCAGATAATGTATCTGAAATTACATCAAATTGGGAAAGAGCAGATACTGTTGGATTTAGTGTTGAAGGAACTGGTATGTCAGAAAGTTCTGGTATTTTTAGTTTTCCAAGCACAGGATATTGGCAAATAAATTCTAGTGGACATATTTTTGCTAATGGTGGTGCAAGAACATACATGGGTTTTGGATTAAGAGTTACCGAAGATAATTCAAGCTATACTACTAGAATAACAACTTATGGGGATGCTGCTGGAAATAATTATTATGCTTCTCCAAATTTTTCATATATTTTAAGAGTTAGTAATATAACTAATGTAAAAGTTAAAATGTTTATGGAATCTGCATCAGGACAAGATATTTCTGCAAATGGAGACACTAATAATCAAGGAACAGGATTATTATTTATAAAATTAAGAGGACTATAATATGGATTATTTACAAAGAGCATTAGGGACATTTAATGGCAACAATTGGTGGGGCTGGAAAACACATGATGATGATGGTAATAAAATAGCAAACTCTGAAAGAATGCAATATAAATATATTAAAATTATTAAAGAAGGTGCAACTATGCCAAGTGAAGCTGATGTAAATGCAAAAATACAAGAGTTAAAAGATGCTGATACAGCAGCAGAAAATAAAAAAGCATCAGGCAAACAAAAACTTATTGATCTTGGTTTATCAGAATTAGAAATAAAAGCATTGATAGGAATATAATTATGGCAATAACAAAAATACAATCTGAATCAATGAACCTTGCAGACACTTACGCATTTACAGGAACTGTAACTGGTGCTGGTGGAAATAATACTCCAAACTTTTATGTTACAAAAAGTGCAAATCAATCTATATCAGCTAATACATGGACAAAGATAACTTTAGATCAAGAACTATTTGATAGTGATAATGTTTTCGGATCAGATAAATTTACTGCACCATCTGCAGGAAAATACTTAATTACAATAACAGTAAGATGTGATGAACCTAATGCTAGCCAACATGTAAATATAGCTTTGTATAAAAATGGTGCATATTTTAATGGTGCAACAAATGATAGAGCTTTTGCTAATACCAATGGACATGAACTTTTTTTACAATCAACTACATTATTAAATTTAGCACAAAACGATTATCTTGAATTGTATGCAAGAGCTAATGGTAATGCTGAAAATATATCAGGTGCAACTGGTGGAACACCAACTGGACAAGAATCATATACAAGTATGCAAGGATTTAAAATTATAGAATAGGATAAATTATGGCAACACTTTACACAAAAACAAAACTTTATTTAGAAGCTAACTCAAAAACTTGGGATGATGATAAAGTATCTTTGCAAAATGATGGCTCTGGAGATTACATTAAATCTTGGAGTTATGATATTGCTCAACCAACTGATGAACAATTAGCAAGTTATGAAACTTCTGCTAATATACAAGAAGCTAATAATATTGTAAGAAATACAAGACGTATAGCTTATGGTGATATTGGTGAACAGCTAGACGAAATCTATAAAGATATAGATGCTTGGAAAGCTAGAATACAAAAAATTAAAACAGATAACCCAAAGAGTTAATAAATGGCATATATAGGTCGACAACCAGTAACAGGAAATTTTGTAAAGTTAGACAGCATAACTGTTGTTAATGGTCAAGCTGCATACACTATGAATAATGGTGGTTCTGCATTTACAGCTTATGATAATGTAAATCAGTTTTTAGTTTCACTTAATGGTATTCTTCAAGCACCAACAGATTCATTTACAGTATCAGGTTCAACTTTAACTTTTGCATCTAACCTTGCAACAGGAGATGTTATAGACTTTGTAATTGTTCTTGGAGATACTTTAGACATAGGAACACCATCTGATAATACTGTTTCACTTGCAAAGCTAACTGCATCAGGAACTAAAAATTCATCAACTTTTTTAAGAGGAGATAATACTTTTGCAGAAGCTGGTGGTGGAAAATTACTACAAGTTGTTCAAGCAATAAATAGTGGTTCATCTGTAGCTACTTCGGCTGGAGCTTCAACATTTGTTGATACAGGATTAACTGCAAATATTACACCTAGTGCATCAGATAGCACTATAATGTGTATAATTACACACCCACAAGCAAGAAAAATAAATAGCGACACACAACTTTATATAAAATTATTAAGAGATTCAACTGATATTTATGTAGGCATTGGAAGTTTTGATACATCAGATAGTGGAAGAATTACCGACACACTTACTTTTGCAAAGGTAGATAGTCCAAGCACAACTTCACAAATTACTTATAAAACACAATTTGCAAGTGGAAATGGAATTATTTATAATGGGTCTAATTCGCCAAGCACAATTATTTTAATGGAAATAGGAGCATAAATGATACTTGATGCAATATTAAAAATTAATCCAAATGCAAAAGTAGTTGTAAGAGGAGAAGATTTAGATACTTGTACTTTTGAATGGTTAGATGGAACTTCTGAAATTTCTAAATCTGATATACAAGCTAAAATAAATGAAACTCAATATCAAAGAGATAGAATTTACCCATCATGGCAAGAACAAATGGATATGCAGTATTGGGATAATGTTAATGGTACTTCTACTTGGAAAGACGCAATAGCAAAAGTAAAATCAGATAATCCAAAGGAGTAAGACATGGCTCTTAACTTTGCTAACAACAACTCCTTATCAGCAATAACATCTTTACCAGCTTCTATTTCTGGTGGTGGAATGACTTTAATCTCTACACAAACTGCATCAAGTAGTTCTACAATATCTTTTACATCTGGTATTGATAGCACCTATGATGAGTATGTGTTTAAGTTTTATAACATACACCCATCAGCTAGTGCAGAAATAAAATTTAATGCAAGTATAGATGGTGGAAGTAATTACAATGTAACAAAAACAACTACATTTATAGAATATTATCATGGAGAAGATGGTTCAAATGGTACATTAACTTATAATACTGTTTATGATTTAGCACAATCTACATCAGATGCTTACATAATAAGTGGAACAAGCAATTCAAATGATGAAGCAGCCTCTGGAACTTTACATTTATTTGCACCATCATCTACCACTTTTGTAAAACATTTTACATCAACATTAAATACAACTAACAGTTCTTATACACAAGGTGGTATGGCTGCTGGATATTTTAATACAACATCTGCAATTAATGCTGTTATTTTTAAAATGAACTCTGGCAACATAGATAGTGGGGTAATAAAATTATATGGGATTAGTTAAATATAACAACAATAGCATAAGTGCTGTAACCTCTGCTGCTTCAATACCAAGTGGTGCTTTAGTACCTATTAAAACTTTAACTGCTAGTTCTAGTGCTAGTTTGTCATTCGTACATGGAAGTTCAGATGTAGTTTTTGATAGCACATATCCTATTTATGTTTTTAAGTTTATTAATATACATAATGATGGAGATCAAAGAGATATAGTTTTTAATGGCTCATCAGATGGTGGTAGTAATTATAATCTGAATAAAACAACAACAACTTTTGAAGGATTACATTGGGAAAATAATAGTGCTGCACAAGTAAGTTATAATTCAAGTTCAGATTTAGCACAATCAACAGGAGATCAACAATTATCAGCAGGACTTGGAAATCAAAGTGATGACAATGCAAGTGGAGAATTATATATTTTTAACCCATCAAGCACAACTTTTGTTAAACATTTTATTTCAACAAGTTGTAACAATTATAGAGATGGACTTCCAGGTATTGTAAATTTTTATATGGCAGGATATTTTAATACAACTTCTGCAATAAATGCTATTAGATTCCAAATGGAAAGTGGAAATATAGAAGAAGGAACAATCAAGCTATATGGAATTAAGGATAGTTAATGAGTATTGTAAAATTAAATAATCAAGGTGTAAAGAACGCAACTGCTTTTGGTTCTATATCAAGTTTAGGCAGTATGATATTTATTAAAAAGCTAACAGCATCATCTTCTGCAACTTTATCTTTTGTTGATGGTTCAAGTTCAGTTGTCTTGGATAATACTTATAAGGAATATGTATTTACATTTAAAGACATACACCCAGCTACAGATAATGTTTTATTTGAATTTAATTTAAGTACAGATAGTGGTAGTAATTATAATGTCACTAAAACAACTACACACTTTGCTGCTGTTCACAATGAAGCTGATGATGCAGCTTCTTTAGGATATAAAACAGGTTTAGATTTAGCACAATCTACATCTTTTCAAACATTAGTAGAAGAAGTGGGTGCTGATAATGACCAATGTTTATCTGGATATTTACATCTTTTTAATCCATCAAATACAACTTTTGTAAAACATTTTACAGCTAGATGTAATAATTATAGAAGATCAAATTATTCAGCAGATCATTATACTGCTGGATATGGTAATACAACAAGTGCAGTTGATGCTATTCAATTTAAAATGAGTTCTGGCA